TGTAGTCTTGATTTTAATACCATGCACCAAGCAAAAGGTGATGGAATAAGAATTAATCTCAGAAGAATAACAAAAGAAATGTTGAGATTGGCACAAGAAGCAGGAACTAAACCAGAAATGGAAATATTTGATAGTGGAGATTTTAGAATAGCACAAGAATTTGTTGACGAAGGTTTAGTTAAAGGTAAACCATTCTATCAATTTGTTATGGGTGTTAAATATGGTTGGGGGGCATCAACCAACACATTACAATATGCTCTCAAGGAATTACGTTCGGATGCGACATGGAGTGCTTTTGGCATAGGTAAAGATGAAATGCCAATGGTTGCACAGTCTATGATATTGGGTGGTCATGTTAGAGTTGGTTTAGAAGATAATATATACACATCTAAAGGTGTATTGGCCAAATCAAATGCAGAATTGGTATTAATGGCCAAAGATATAATAACTCTATTAGGTGGTAAAATAGCAACACCACAAGATGCTAGAGAAATACTATTGACAAAATAGTAGAATACTGATATATTATATAATATGATTAGAAATATATTAATAACACTATGTTTACTAACAAGTGTGGCGTTAGCAAACCCTATAGACGACAAATGCCCACAACACGTTTACAAAGGTGCACCAGTAAGTGCCATTAAATCAGATGATCAATATCTATGTAAAACTAATTATGCAATACATTACAGGTACGATACTAGAACAGCAGAATATGTTGTTGAACACGTAACAAAACAATCAGTATCAGGTAATGCTAAGAGACAAGATGATTTTAGACCAGATCCTGAAATTAAAAAAGAACATCAATCATTATTATCTGATTACAAAGGTCATCCTTATGATAGAGGTCATTTAGCACCTGCTGGCAATAATACTCAAAACGATAAAGTTATGAGTGAAAGTTTTTTTCTATCTAATATGGTGCCACAAGAACCAAACAATAATAGAGGTATTTGGAAACAATTAGAAACTTTTGTTAGAGAATGGTCATTAAAAGGAATGGACATTTATGTTGTAAGTGGAACTATTTACAGTAGAAATAGTAAAACAATAGGTGATAATAAAGTAGGGGTGCCTGATAAGATATGGAAAGTTATCATAGATAAGAATACAGGTAATTCTATTGCATTTATATTCCCTAATACAGCATTGCCTGTTGTTGATTTATTGAAGTATGCAACAAGTATAAAAGCAGTAGAAGATGCTACAGCAATTAAATTCATGCCTGCATTGACAGATGAAAAGAGTAAGAACTCATTTAACATAGATCATTGGCCTGAATTACACCTAATGAAATAATATGATAATAGGATCGATAATAACTTTTAGTATAATAGTTATACTTGTTGTTTTTTGGATATATCTTATAAAAGATATTTTTATAAAATAACTTGACATTATATTAAGATTATGATATAGTGGAACTAACATGATAAGAATATTATTAGGTATAGATAAAGAAGTCTGGGACTTGTTTGTTTCTAACTATAAAAGACAAGGTAAGTCTTTATTTGTGAAGTTTAAAGAGATGGTTCACAATGATGTTAGAATCGATAAGTACAGATAACTCTTATAAATACTTTAGTACGCTTATACAGTACATATACAAATACAATATACGGAGAAAATACAATGGACTTTAATACATTAAAAACAAGTCATTCTAACTTTGATAAACTTACCAAAGCATTAGAAGCTAACCTCAATCCTGAGGATATTAAAACATCAAAAGACAAATATACAGACGACAGAATATGGAAACCTGAACTAGATAAATCTGGTAGTGGTTATGCCGTTATTCGTTTCTTACCTGCTTCTGAAAAAGAAGAAATGCCATGGGTAAGAGTATGGTCTCATGCCTTCCAAGATAAAGGTGGTTGGTATATTGAGAACTCATTAACAACTCTTAATCAAAAAGATCCTGTTAGTGAAGAAAACACTAGACTATGGAATTCAGGTGTAGAATCTGACAAAGAGATAGCAAGAAAAAGAAAAAGAAAATTATCTTACTACTCTAATATATTAGTTGTTAGTGATCCTGCTCATCCAGAAAATGAAGGCAAAGTATTCATATTCAAATATGGTAAAAAAATATTTGATAAGATTACAGAAGCAATGCAACCAGCATTTGAAGATGAACAACCAATTAATCCATTTGATTTTTGGAAAGGTGCAAACTTTAAACTGAAGATCAGAAAAGTAGATGGTTATTGGAACTACGACAAATCTGAATTTGAGCCTGTTAAGGCAGTTGCTGATAATGACGAGAAGATTAAAGCAATCTGGTCTAAACAGTACCCTCTAACGCCTTTCTTGGCCCCTAGTAATTTTAAGACCTATGATGAACTCAAAGAGAAACTGAATAGGGTAATTACGGGAACTAGAAATACTGAAACGGTTGAAAGTGCTGATCTCTCTAAGGCAAAAACAAATGGTTCAGTAAAAAGTAATGGTAAAACCACTACTCAATCTGCCAGTGATGATGACGATACGTTGTCTTACTTTAGTAAATTGGCTGATGATGAGTAGAATCTCTCTCTACTAATACTTTAATGGTGGCCAGAAATGGCCACCATATTTAAACCGGTATACTCGGTGAATTTAAATTAATAAAAGAACGAGCAAAATTTCCAGGCTCCATACTCATTACTGTTTGACTATTATTATTAACTACTTGACTAGATGGAGCAACAACCACATTATTATTGTTAGCAGATTTTTCTTTACCAACAATATTCTCAACACTCATTCTATTTAATTCACCACCTGTAGGTGTAGGAGTTTGACGTTGTAATATACTTTGTCTAGGCATCATTAACTGTTCATTATCTGTAGTACCTGATCTTGATGGTAATATATTAGGGCCGGCTGGTTGACCTCTTGCTTCTATTTGTTTTGCAATAGATTCGTTTGAATAATCTTTTGAAGTACCAGTTAAACCTCTTTCTTCCATGCCTTTAGCAAGTGCTTCATTAGATAAGTCTTGTTGTTTATTTTCACCAGCAACTTGTGTTTCTTCACCTTTTTTCTTTTTAAACCAATTCATTGGGTTTAAAGCAGATAACTTATCTGCTGCCCATGCTACGGCCGCTACTAGTGCAACAATTCCAGCAACAACAGCAATAATTGGTAGTGCTATTGCTAAAAATCCTATAATAACAGGTATTTGAGCAATGGCCATTTTAGCAAAATTCATAGTACTAGTTAATATACCTTTACCAAAGTCTTTAATATTACCTAATGTTTGTTTAATGCCTTTACCCATTTGACCTAACTCTTGACCAAATAATTTTAATTGATCAAATGCTGCACCAACTGTTTGTGATAGAGGGCCTTGTACTTTTTCATCAGGTCTCATGCCTGCTTTTTCTTTTCTTTCAGCTAATATTTTTTGATCTTTAGTTAAATTTTCTTGTTCCGCTATAAGTCTTTCTTGTCTATCTAAATTTGTACCATCAGTTTTTTTGAATTGTTTAATTTCTTTTGCTAATTCTTTTTCTTTAAATTGCAATTCTTTTTCTTGTTTTAATATAGATTGTTTTTCTAATTTTTCTTGTGCAAATGTTTTAATTTGCAATTGCATATTTTTTTCATCAACATAGGTATTGATACCACGCTCTCTTAATATATCTCTTTCTTTAGTTAATTCAGAAACTTTTTCTTCATGTATTCTTTTACGTTCTTCTTTTTCAGTCTTTTTCTTTTCCGCTATTTCAAATAACTTATCAATACCATCACCTAAATCTTTACTAAATGATTTTAAATCTATACCTAATTTGTTTTGTAATGTATCAATTGTTTTAAAGGCCTTTTCATTATCTTCGTCCTTGTCAGATTGTAATAATTGAACAACTTGTTTTAATTCAGATTCAATAGGTAAAAACTCTTTAAGAGTTGCCTGTGTTAAATTAGTTACTTTACCTGTAACGGCCTGAAGTATAGACTTACCTAATTCAACTATTTGTTGTGAACTGATATTTTGTTTTTGAGATTCAGCAACTTGTTTAATTGCTTGAGTAACTTCAACATTATATTTTGGTAATGTTTGTTTTACTTCAGCAACATCTTTTTGCATAGCTTCTTCTTTGGCTTGCATTTTGTCAATTTTCTTAACAAATGTAGAACCTAAAGCTAACTTATCTGAATCGTCTAAGAAATCGGCCATTTAATTACTTATTTTCTTCTTGTTGAGCTTGTAGTTTTTTATCTTCTATCTTCTCTTGTGTTCTACCATAAGCAGATATACCTAATACAGCACCCATACAAATATGGAAAAATCCAGCGCCTTGCAATGTCAATGGATTCCATTGTGTAAACACAATGTTCTTTAAATAAGTTGCTTGTGCTAAATTCCATAGTATAGGAAATATAACAAAATCAAATGCACATACTCCAAGATATAACCAACCCATAGCAGGACGCCATTTAGTATTAAAACCTGTTTCTTTATTTTGTGTACTCATTACTTGTTTTTCTCCTTGTTTCTCTCGTTTTCTTCTTTAATATAATTAACCAATAACGATACGTATATATCACGTTCCCATGGCAACATATTTTCAATCTCAGTTAATGAATATTTATGATGTTGCATCAGCGCAAAATTGGTTTCGAAATAGGCCTCTAGCGTGTTATGGGCGAGGCTAATTCGAAAAAATCTGCGATTCCTGTTAACGTAACCTTACTTGTTACATTAGTTTTAGGGTTAGTTACTTCAACTTCATGTTTCAATCTAGGCATAGTTTCAAAGAATTTCTTGATTTTACTAAATGATTCTTGTGGCATCATCTCAACAAACTCTTTCAATTCTTGTTTAGAACTATCTTTTGATGGATATATTTTCTCACCTTCAAAGATATGATCTATACAATCAACTAATACATTGAATACTTTTTCTATTTCAAGTGTCTCTATACCTTTACCCACATCATAATTTTTTAATGTAGGATATTTTAATACTAAACCTAAGTTTCTTTTTTCATCTACAATGATTCTATTAGTATGATCATCATCAACTTGAACTTCAACTTTAGTTAAATCAACTTCTGCTTCAGCATAAGTTTTACCATCATCAGGACATATAGTTTTAAATCTAGCAATCTCAGATACAGATTTTGCACGAATATTTAAAAAAATATATTCAACGTCAAATATTGGTAATTGATCTACTTTTAATACATCAAATGTACATGCTTTAATAACTTCTTTAAGAGCATCGACCATTTGTTTATTATCACCAGTTTCTAGTGCAATATACAAAATCTTTTCTTCTTTAACAAGAAATGGTCTGTATTTGATTTTTACATCTTGTGATGGTAACGTCAATTCATACGTAGGCACATCAACTCTTGGTAACGCCATAATTAACTCCTTTTATATTATAAATTAAGTGGTGGTAAATTGCCGAATGGAGGGAATACTCTACCACCTGTAATACCCCCAATTGGAATACGTCTTTTCAGACCTTCTAATACATCTTGACCAGCACGTCTTAATTCTGGTGGTAGATTATTTAGAATGCCTCCAAAAGCGCCATATCCACTTTTAACCGTAACATCTCTAAATGCTGGATTACCTACACCAATTTCACCTGCTTTGTCTAAGAAGTAGTTAATCCAATATCTAAATGTAAATGTAACTGTAAATGTTTGAACTGCATTAGCTTCGTAATTATATTCAACTGGGCCAATAATTTTAGGGAATACATCATATAACTGTATAGCATAAGTTATATCGTCTCTTTCATTACGACTAGCAAATTGGCCTAATTGGTAAATATTAACATCAGATACGTAGTTATCGTAAAAATTATAATTGTTAGATTGATTACTATAGATAGCTGATTGCCATAATTCAAAATATGATCTTTCTCTTAAAAACTTATCGCAATAGAATGTTGCTTGAATATCTGCTGACTTATGATCAAAAGCAATTTTGTATGCTGGACCATGATGTCTAATTTCTTTTGTTTGTATATCTCTATCTGGCATAGCAATAGCAGAACAAAATGCTCTAACTCTACGACCATTAGCATTATGCACCGCTCTTAATTCATCAGGTGATTTAAAAGATGCCATTTGTTCAGAACTTTGAGGAGACATGCCTTGTTGAGTAATATCATCTATGCCATTTAAATTTGCACCACCACCTTTTGGTAAATTAAACTCAACATAAAATCTTGCTTTACGAGCAAATCCTTCTGCCTCATTAACGTAAGATTGAAAACGGCCAATAGTAGTTTCTGGATTACCACCTGCCTTTTGTCTAAAACGTGGATCTGATTCAACGTTGTCTAATGATCTATCTCTAGGCACACCTAGTCTGATATCAAAACCACCAATACGAATCCCACCCCTAAGTATCGCCATTAAATCATACTCCTAGATGCACGATAAACTCCTGTATCGGATGCACCAACAAATCTTTGAACTGGCAAATAACATGCAATAGCTGCTGCTTGAGCATCAATCTTTAAAAAGTTTGATCGAACATGTTTATACAAATATTTTTTGATAGTCGGCTTAACTAATGGAATAGTTTTAACTCTACGCCAACTAACGTCAAATTTTGTAGTCGAATCTAATTTATTGTTTGTAGCCCAACGTTGCATATTTTCTAATAACCTTAATCTTAATAAAGGTGGTAAATAGTGAAAGTTTAGTCCACTGAAACCGCCTGGTATTACTTCTAATGGTAATACTAAAGGGAAAGTATCATAATAAGGCAAAGTCTTTTTATATTTTGGATCATAAAAAAACATATTCAACGAACCAACACTTGGTTTTGGTGTTAATTTGCCTTGTGCCATTAACTTATTAGCACTAACTCTATCAGCAATAGACGCAATAGCATTTTTATACCATGCCGCTGATTTTGTAGTATCGCCTTGTTGGCTAACCAGTTTATCTAAAATACTAACCATTTACTATATTTATGTCTAATTATAGACGCCTATATCTTTTTCAGTGAAGATTTTGAATTGTAAATCATGTTCATTACAATAGATTTTGGCAGCTTCCCATTTGGCTTGATTTTTTAAGTATTCTAAATGTTCTTTTAGGAAGTATTTGGTTTGTTTTTTAGGTTTTTTAGGTGGAAAACATTGTTTAAATGGTTTAACTTCAACCATGAATTTTTGACCTGATTTTAATTTAAATATGAAATCAGGAAAATATCTATGTATGCGATAATCAACAGGTGAACGATAGATGATAGGCAATTCTTCACTTGCCCAAAATTCAACATGTTCATTATTATCCAAATAAACCATCATACGTCTCTCTAAAAGTGAACGATAAACTATTCTATTTGGATCACCAACGTATTTCTTAGGGTGTTTAGGTTTGAATATTCCTTTATAACTCTTTGTCATATCACATATAAATATTACTATTAATCATAAAGGTATTTATCGAGTATGGGTGTATCAGATATAATCAAAAAGAACTTAAGCAATCTTACAGGTGGCGGTTTAGTAGGTATAGCAGGTGGTATTGCAGGCAGTTTATTTGATAAAGGTAAAAACAATTCAGCACAAAATGCTGCTGCGGCTAAGATATTAAACAAATCTCCATTAGAAATAGCCAATGATACAAGTCCTGTTGCTCACATGCAATCTAATCCTTACGAGTATGGTACAGTTTGGTATCCAGAAAATGTACAAAATTTAGGCACAGGTCATTACATCATATTTGATATATTAGAAACAGATACTGCTTATGGTCAAGTTATGAATAGTTTTAAAAAAGGTGCTAATGCAGTAGCAAAATCTTTAGGTAAAGATCCTGTTGCTGATCCTGCTGGTTTAAAAGAAAATCAAATGGGTGCATATAAAAATACTAGAAGTCAACAGGCCGCTCAAGCACGAGTAGTTAAGGCATCAACAGGTATTAATGCAGGCACGATAGGTGAAAGACATAGTAGAGTTTGCGATACATTAATTTTATATACGCCGCCAGGATTAAAAACAAGTTATAACGTTCAGCATGAAGGAACAGAAACTGGAATGTTAGGTGATATATTAGGTGCTAAATTAGGATCTCCAGGAGAATTAGTAGGCAGAATAAAAGAAGTTGGTGCTAAATTAGCAACAGAGATTGGCAGTATGGCAATTAGTTTAGTGCCGGGTGCCGGTGATTTAAAAGGTGCATTACAAAAAGTAACTGGTATGGCATTTAACCCTAATTTAGAAATGGTGTTTAAAGGTGTGCCTATGAGAGAATTTGATTACACATTTGAATTTGCACCAAAGAATAAAAAAGAATTAGAAAGCGCACAAAAGATTATACAGAAATTTAAATTTCACATGCACCCAGAAATGGGACCTAGTAATGATTTCATTGTGCCATCACAATTTCAAATAACTTATATGTACATGGAAAATAGAAACACATATATTCCTAGAATTAGTAAGTGTGTATTAAAATCTATGGATATACAACACGGCGATGAAGGCGTATTCAGTACATTTGCTGCTGACGCTTTTGGTGCTGCCCCTATTTACACTAAGATGACATTAAAATTTGCTGAGACAGAAATTATGACTAAGAAAACAATAGGAGAAGGATTCTAATATGTACTTTTCTTATTTTCCAAAAGGTCTATACGATTTAAAAGGTGATGGCAATGAAAAACTAGTTACCAATTTAATGAAAAGAGTTAAAATCAGATCAAAAGTTTTAGATCAATCAAGTTTATATGATTTATATGATATACCAGAAGGCGAAACACCAGAGATCACATCATTAAAACATTTTGGCAGCACATATTATCATTGGGTAATTTTAATGACAAATAATATTACAGATAGATATTATGGCTGGCCATTATCAACTTACGAATTTGAACAATATATAAATGATAAGTATGACAATCCAGACGCAACACATCATTATGAAATTGATCAAACAAGTGGCAGTGTTAAGAATCAAGGCCCAAGTGATTATTCATACAAAATAGAAGTTAATAGTGATACACCATTTGCTGTATCAGTATCTAATAGAGAATACGAACAAAGAATACAAGATCAAAAAAGACAAATTAAATTATTAAATCCGGCATATCTTACTATACTATTACAAGAATTTGAAAACTTAATGGCAGAATAAAATGAACATATATGATACTCTTGACGCCAGTTCAATAAAAAAACCTGGTGCCTTTTACCTTTCAGATGTAAGATTAACTTCATATCGCAGTAAAGATGGCAACAGCGAACCTGATTCTATTGGTATTGAAACTATGATTGTAGATTTAAACATCTATGAAAGTATATTCAATAAAACATTATCAGGCAATATGTTGATTGTAGATGCAAACAACGTAATAGGTAAATTGCCGTTAACAGGTAATGAAAGACTAGAATTTAAATTTTTCACACCATCATTATCTAAAGGTTATGATTTTACAGTTAAATCAGGCAACCCTATGTATGTTTATAAAATACAAAATAGAACAGGCATATCACCAAGAGCACAAACTTATCTATTACATTTTTGCAGTAAAGAAATGATGACAAACGAATTGGTTGTTGTACGTAATGCACAAACAGGCACATATTCAGATATAGTTGCTAACATAACACGAAACGAAGATTTCTTAGGTTCAGTAAAAGATTTTTATTTTGAACCATCTTGGGGTGTACATAAACATGTATTTACACGAGTAAGACCATTTGATGCCATTGATATGTTAGCATTACAAACCAGAAGTACAAAATTTGAAGGCGCAGGTTATTATTTCTATGAAACATCATCAGGTTTTAGTTTTAGATCATTAGAATCAATGATGGCAATTGAAGGTAATACGGCAAGACCTGCTTTGGCACGATTCAGACCTAAACCTGCCAACGTATCAAATGACGGTGAAAAAGATATTAAAAACGAAATGCAAATTGCCATTACCTATAGAATAGTAGATCAATTTGACACGTTAAAGAATTTAAGAAATGGTGTTTACGCCTCTAAATTAATTACACATGATCAATTAAACAAAACATACGAAGAAACAGAATTTAGTTATCACGATACGTATGATCAGTTATTTCACGTAGAAGCAGGTAAAGATGGTACACGATCAAGTAATCAAGGTATATTACCTTACTACGTAAGAGAAGGACAGACATTGTCCGACTATCCTGAATCCACATTATATCTATGGTCGCAAACATCAAACACACATTATTCAGGTGATACGCCATTAGAAAATGCACCAATGAAAGACATACTACAAACTAGATTATCACAAAGACTTGCATTACAATCATTTAAACTAGAACTAACCGTGCCAGGATTTACAGGTTTACAGGCCGGCGACATCATTAACTTTGACATGCCTTCTTATGAACCGGCAGGCGGAGAACCATTAGACCATGACCCTTATCTATCAGGACGATATCTGGTTACGTCTATCCGCCACCAATTAAATCGTAAACAAAACAAACACTTCATGGTATTAGAGTGTATGAAAGATAGCGTCCACCGACCATATCCTGAAGAAACTATAGATACTTTTATTAATAAAGAAAAGGCACACGACGGAATAGTAGATATATACGAAGTTGATAAATTGGTTACAGACGCTTCAAGTGGTATATTCAGTACCTAAACAATACTGAAAGAATCTCCGAGTCCGACCGCTCCGAGACCGAAATTTTTTAGGGCTATGTAGATATAACCCTATTGGCTGGCCGCTCTTACAGAGACCGAGAGAATGGCCTTCTAAATATTAGAAACAAACTAAGGAAACAGACAACAATGATATTAAACATATTAAATACTACATTAAGTAAGATTAAAGGCATATTCTCACTAAGGGTATGTAAGTGTGAAGGATGTAAGTGTAAACCAGGTTTATTGATAAGAAAGTAAAACTATGAGTATATACCGAGGCGGCCTAACAGAATACTTTGTAGATAAAGTCATGCTAGCGCATGCCTGGTTCATAGATAATATAGAAATGGTAAGTATTTTGGTATTTACAGCGGCGGCCAGCTGGCCTGCGTAGAAAAGGAGGAAATGAATAAAAATGACGTATGTTGAAGTGTTATTATCAGGCGAGCTAACGAAAGGCCGAAATGTTTAACGAAAATTTTATGGGCCTGAATGGGTTCTACTGGTTTACTGGCCTAGTTGAAGATCGTAATGATCCTCTGAAAGCAGGCCGAGTTCGTGTAAGATTACTTGGTCATCACACATCCGATAAAACAATTTTACCTACTGAAGATTTGCCATGGGCTCTTGTCATGTTACCGATAACGGCCAGCGGTGTAAGTGGTA